AACGGGTGACCAGAAAGATAGTGGCAAAAGAAATGCCGAATATAAAACTGTATATAGTGCAGTAACGGCGGAGCTTTGGCAAAAGCATTTAAACGGAGAAATTATTATTGGTGTAAAACCAGAATTAGATGACAAAGCAAAATGGGGTTGCATTGATGTAGACCCTAGTAGTTATAAAGATTTTAAATCAAAGAAATTCGTAAATATTATTCAAGAATATAAATTACCTTTAGTACCAGTTAAATCTAAATCTGGTGGCTTACATATATTTTTATTTTTAAAAGATTGGTCAACAGTAAAACAAATTAGAGAAGTTTTAGATAAGTGGAATTCTAAATTCTTTATGAGTAAAGAAGTATTCCCTTGTAATAAATCTGTTGGAATGCCTTATCATAAATCAGAAAGAGCAGTTGAGTATGCATACTCAGATAACAATGAAGCATTACTAGTGGGTGGCTTTATAGAAGAAGCATTTAAAAAAAGAAGTTCTATTGATGATTTATTAAAATTTAAAACTGATGATTACGAACCAGAAGAAGGTTATAAAGAATTCCCACCTTGTATTCAAAAACTATTAAACGATAAGTGGACTGGAGATAATAGAAACAATATTTTATTTAATGCTGCAGTTCTTGAGATGAAAAAATCTGAAGGTCATATAGATAAAAAAGCTTTAAAAGAAATTCTTCTTGAAAGGAATCAACAAATGTTTGCTGAGCCTTTAACAGAAAAAGAAATTGTAGGAACAGTATTAAATTCGGTATTTAAAAATAACTATACATATAAGTGTCCACCTAAGCATGGATATATGACACCAATATGTAACAAAGATTTATGTAGATTAAGAAAACTTGGAATAGGTGCTCAGGCCCCAGATATTATAGATGAGTTTTCTGAGGTTGAACAAATCAAAGATATGAAGACTACTTATTATACTTTTAAATATAAAGAGATACCAATGACTTTTGCATCAATAGATTTAATAGATGAAAAATCTTTTAGAACTAGAATGATGGATTATGGAATATTTTGGATGACACTGCCTAAACCTAAAAAAGGCCCACCGCCATTTGAAATGTTAATGGCTGCGCTTATTGCAAATTCAAAACCAAGTGAAAAGGTTAAATACGAAGATACATTAGCAGACGTTAGATATTCAGTATTAAAAGAATTCTTTGAAAAATATATGGTATTAGATGATTTTGAAAAATTAAAAGATGGATACATTGTTAGAGAAGAAGAGAATGACCAAGATTATTGTTACTTTAAAAAGAATACATTAGATGGCTTTATTAAAAAACTATCAGGAAAGATATTCTCTAATTCATTAGAAGCAATCACACTATTGGGTTGTCAAAAATTAGATTACTACAAAGGAGAAAAGAATATATGGAAAGTTGCTTTACCTGATTTTACAAAAAAAGAAAAACGAACAGAACCAACAGTACAAAATAAACAAGGAAACTTAACGGAGTTAGATGACGCTTACCACGCACAGCAGTTTAGAACACCAAAATAGTATTAGAAATAAAACTATTAAGTATTATGGCCCGCCAGGAACGGGCAAAACAAATACATTGGTGCAAGAAATATTAACAGATGCTTTGGCTAAAGGTATTAAACCACAGGATATTGCTTTTATTTCTTTTACTAATAAAGCAGTTAACACTGCAGTAAGCAGAGCATTGTCCTCATTTCCTCAATATACTTTAAAAGATTTTCAAAGATTCAAAACACTTCATAAGTATTGTAAGAAATATTTTACAATGGAAATATTTGATCCACAGAGATGTATGATTGATTTTGCATTAGAGAATCAAATTATTAAGAGTTCTGATTCAAGATTAGATGACGATTCATTTGTATATAATGATTGGTCTTTACATATTTATGATAAAGCAAGAAACATGATGAAACCTGTAGAAGAGGTTTATCGTAATGAAACCTATAAAAGAGAATCATTAGATTTATTATTAAGAAAAGTAAAAGCATATAATAAATATAAAAGAGATGGTGCAACTCAATATATGGACTTTACCGACATGATTGAGAAAACAATTGATGAAGTAAACTTTCCACCATTAGAGATACTTATATTAGATGAAGCACAAGATTTTACACCACTACAATGGTCTGTTGTTTATAAAATGGCAGATAACGCTAATAAAATATATTTAGCTGGAGATGATGACCAAGCTATTTATAGATGGAATGGTTCTGAACATAAATACTTTACGACATATTTTCCTGGCGAAAAGAAAGTATTAACTCAGACAAGAAGGTTTGGAAAAGAAATACATAGATTTTCTAAAATAGTTAGAAAAGGAATATTAGATAGTGAGCCAAAAGAATTCCTACCAAATCCAGATGTTAAAGATAGTGTACATCGTTATATATCTTTTGGAGATATAGATTTTAATAAATATAAAGGTAGTTGGTATATCCTAGGTAGAATAAGAACTACTGTTAATGAACTTAGAATGATGGCTAAAGATAAAGGTTTATACTTTATGGACAATAAAGGTAATAAATCTTTTACAGCAAATAAATGGAAGGCTATTAGAAGTTGGACAAGATTATCTAATGATAAAAAGATATCTAAAGAAGAAACTATCAATATGTATAAATATGTTAGGGCTTTATCTAATGATTTATATAGAAAAAAAGAATTTTGGGATCAACAAGAAAACCATAAAGAATATAGTTTTGAAGATTTAAAATCATGGTGTGGTTTAACTTTAAAAGATGAAGTTAAATCTCAAGAATGGTGGCATGCATTAAAAAGAAATATTAAGCCAACAGAGATAACTTACGTAAAAATTCTATTACAGAAATATGGGCAAGATCAATTAGATAATGATCCTACAATCATTATAGATACTGTTCATTCTGTAAAAGGAGGGGAAGCAGATAATGTTTTAGTTTACTTTAAAGCAGATTATGCATCTCAATACCAAAACAAAACAAACATAGAAAAGATGGACGAAAAAAGAGTAGTCTACGTTGCAGTAACTAGAGCTAAGTATTCATTACATTTATTGAGCTCTGATTATAAGTACAACTATCCAATAGGGGAAGATTATTTAACTTACATAGAGGAAAAAAGAAATGAGCAATAAAACGTTTTTTAAACAAGTAGGAGGTTCTCATTATAAAACAATGAAGATACAGCCTTCTAAATTCATAAATGAAAATAATTTACCATTTGCAGAAGGTAATGCAATCAAGTATATATGCAGACATAAATTAAAAGGAAAAAAAGAAGATATTCTAAAAGCTATCCACTATTTAGAAATGGTTTTAGAAAGAGATTACAATGTTTAATCTTAAAAAAACTATAATTGGTGATATGGGTTTATTTACTTGTATCTGTATTTTTTATTTTTTACTAACGGTAATATAAATGACAAGTTTACAATATTCATTAACATTTAAGAAAAGTATTTGGTTGTGTCCTTCTGAGTATAAGGATTTATCTAGCGCCACTGAAATAGCAATTGACTTAGAAACTAGAGACGATGGTATAAGCGAAGGTCTTGGTGCCGGTTGGGCTATTGGTAAGGGCTATGTGATCGGTTTTGCTGTAGCTGTTGAAGGTTGGCAAGGTTATTACCCATTTAAACATTTTGGTGGGGGTAATATGATACCTACACAAGTTATAAGCTACATGAAAGAAATATGTGCATTACCTTGTAGAAAAATATTCCATAATGCTCAATACGATTTAGGTTGGTTACAAGCAATGGGTATTCAAGTTAATGGAGAGATCGTAGATACAATGGTTGCAGCAGCAATCGTTGATGAAAATAGATGGGCCTACAATCTAAATGCATTGGCTAAAGATTATTTAGGAGAGATTAAAGCTGAAACTGATTTAAAAGAAGCAGCTAAAGATCATGGCATTGATCCTAAAGCTGAAATGTGGAAACTACCTGCAGAGCATGTTGGTTTTTACGCTGAACAAGATGCACGGCTCACGCTTAAACTATGGGGATTTCTAAAGAATGAAATCATTAAGCAAAACTTAACTACTATTTGGGAAATGGAATCTAAACTACTTCCTATTCTAATTAAGATGAGACAAAAAGGAATTAGAGTAGATGTAGATAAAGCTCAAAAAATGATTAAAGAGTTTGAAGCACAAGAAAAAGAAACTTTAATTAAGATAAAACAAATAGCTGGTAAAGATATAGATATCTGGGCAGCAAGACAAATAGGAGAAGCCTTTGATAAACTAAAAATACCTTATCCTAGGACTGCAAAGACAGGAGAACCATCATTTACACAAAACTGGTTAACTAATTGTAATCATGAAATAGCTAAACTTATTGTTAGGGCTAGAGAGATAAATAAATTTCATGCTACTTTTTTACAAAGTATTATGAGATATCAAATTAAAGGTAGAGTTCATGCTGAAATAAATCAATTAAGATCTGACAATGGAGGAACCGTTTCTGGTCGTATCTCTATGTCTAATCCAAATCTGCAACAAATACCTGCACGTAATAAAGATTTTGGCCCTAAGATTAGATCTTTATTTTTACCGGATGAAGATTGTAAGTGGGGAGCATTTGATTACTCACAACAAGAACCAAGAATGGTTGTGCATTACGCAGCCTCAGTTGGTTATGAAGGATCAGAAGAACTTATTAAAGCATATGAAAATGCTTCAGCAGACTTTCACCAAACAGTTGCTGATATGATAGGTATTGATCGTTCACAAGCTAAAACAATTGGTTTAGGTTTAATGTATGGAATGGGTAACACCAAACTTGCAACATCTTTAGGATTATCTGAACAAGAAGCTAAAGAGATAATTGTTAAATACA